ATTATGGTGTTGAACAAAATAACTGCTGGGCATTTTATAATAATGTAACTTACGCATTAAAGAAAGCTCACCCTAGAAATTGGCTTCAATCATCTCAAAACTTTCATGACTTTATTATGAGTAATGTAATAAATATTAATACTATAAATATAAAAGAATTACCTATTGTAAATTCTAATATAGCATCTAAAAAAAGCAATAGTATTATTGAAGTTGATGAAGTAATTAATCAAAATAATGTATATTCTCATTTATTTATATGAAAATATTAATTATAGCATTTTTAGCGGTACTATGTTTATATATAGCTAGTACTAATAATTTAAATGAAGGAAGATAACCAACCAGAGTCTAATTTTTATAGTTAGGCTCTGGCTTCCTGAGTTATATATAAATATTTAAGTGATGAAAAAAAGTAGAATGATTGAAAAAGAATGGCACTTTATAAATAATTTAAAAAATGCAAAAGATAGAAAAAATACACCCGTATTTACTGGCGTATTAAAATACTTTCCAGATGCTATCATGGAAATATCAAGAGTTTCATTACAGGGAAACATTCAACATCACCCTGATAAACCGCTACATTGGGATCGTAATAAGTCTACTGATGACTTTGATGCATTAGCTAGACATCTTATTGATGCAGGTACAATTGATAATGATGGTATACGTCACACTGCTAAAGTTGCATGGCGTGCACTTGCATGTTTGCAAAAAGAACTAGAAAAAGAAAAATCTATTTAAATATTAAATTATAATTAGAATAAAAACCAACTGACCTAGCTGTGAACATTATAGAAAAGTCAGCCACGTACCAATACCACTTTTTCTTTTTAATACCATGACCAAAAGCATATGTTAAAGTAGTGCCTTCATCAAGTCTATGTTTTACAAATCTTGTTGCATGATGAAAGTCAGTCAAGAAAACTAGAGATCTACTGGATAACCAGAATTTTTCTGTTCCTACTCTAACTTGACCATTTGGATCTACAACCCACTTATTTTTCCATGCTTCTTCGTTTGGTCTAATACCCCATTGTTTAAATAATCCACTATTACTATAATGAAAAAGATAAGCTTGGTTGGCCCCATCAGCAGCTCCAGAAAAAAACTGAAATGTAGATGCTTGCCATATGTTTTTATTAAGCTGAGATGAAGCTATAAAGGGTATGCATAATATTAATGTTATTATTATATTTTTCATCTCTATATGTTATACCATAAACCCATGATCTAAAAGAGCAGCTTTAATTTGATTATACCAATAGCTATTAGAGGTTACATTTGATAATCCACTTCTATATCTACTTCTTATAGGTCCATTTGTTGCATAATCAACCATATCTTGAAATGCTGCATTAGTATAAGCTGAAGCTGCAGGAGGTGTAAATACTGAACCGTTTATACCATATTGTAAAAGGCCACCTACATTACTAACTAGTGGCAATAAAGTATTAGGATCTGAAGTAATGGTTTGAAAGAATGTAGATCTATAAATAGAATTAGTTCCTGCTGTTGTTTCCATAGTACTTATATAATCCCTTAACTCTATAACATCATCTTCAATTCTTTGAACAACAGAATTTGCTCTATCTGACCAAGTACCAGTTCCTGTCTGAGAAGGAGATAAGAAATAAAAACTAGACTCATCACCAAAAGAAAGAAATACTACATTATCTGCATCAGGAAAAGTACCTGCGGAACCTATTGTACCGCCAAGTCCTTTATTAGACATCATTTGGATTTGTCTTTCTTGTCTTGAATGCCCCCATATAATATGACTATCATACATATCGCTACCATTTGTAGCTGGATTTGTATTGCCGCTTGAATATGTACCATTTGTAGCATAATAATCCTGCAATAAATTTCTAAGGTTATTTGAATTTTGATAATCTATAATTCTCATAGATTCAGTTAAATTAAATTGAAAGTCAACAGGATCAGTTGTAGGAGTTAATCCATGATTATAAGGATCTCCATTTATATCTACAAGATTTATTGTTCTAGTACCACCACCTCCTGAACGATCAGAAATAGAACCCACAAATGTATTTGCTGGTATACCTGCATAAGTAACTAACATACCTTTCAATCCCCAATTAAATAATATTTCTAATTCATAATTAACTGCCTGACTTGTAAGGGTATATGTAAAAGTTCCTGTTGCATCTGGATAAGCTACATCTGAAGTTCCGTCTAAAAAAGCAACTAAACCTGCTGGATTGTCAACTACTGTCACCGAAATATTTACGTTTCCAAGACCGTCATTTGTAATGGTATAATTCATACCATTAGTTAAGTTTTCAATAGGTGTATTACCTGAACATGGCGAATCTACTGATGCACAAGTTACAGAATCAGAGTAACCACTATAAGCCGCTCTTACTATAAGATTTGAATCTTTTGATATATTATTAATATCATTTATTAAACCGTACTGAGGCATGTTTGGAGTATACTGTGAACGTACTGCAATTTGTGAACCAGGAAGAATATCAGTTTTACAATAAACAAGAGGAACACTTGATATTTGAGCAGTTGCTTGTATAGTGTCACCCATAGAACCAGAACTATCTTGCCAACTAACAAAATATGTATTTTGAGTTACAGCTAATCCACCAATTGTGAATGACTGCGTATCAGATCCTCCATCTGGATCATTAACAATCATTTGAACCGTAAAATTACCTCCTGCAGATGGGTATGAACCGCTTAACGTTCCTGTACAATCACCATTATCTGTAAAAGTTAACCAACTAGAACCTGTAGCTGGATATATTTCAACTCCATCTACTGTTATAACATAAGTTAAATCATTACAGGCCGTATCTGGATCATTTGTAGTCCAGTTATATGTCCATACATCATTACCTGTTAAATTAGGATAAGTATTTAAAGTTACCGGATCCGTTGATGTCCATAACGGTGGATCTACAATGTTATTTACAACTATTAGTATTGTAGATATATTAGAATTACAATATCCATCTGTAACTTGAAATTGAAAGCTTGTTGTTCCATACCAATTAGCATTTGGAGTAAATGTAAACACTCCAGTGCCTGTATCAAATAAAAATGTTCCATTAGCAGGATCTCCACCAACTATACTAAATGTTAAACCGTATCCTCCATATCCATCATCAACTGCAGTCATTGAATTAGTTAAAGATCCCTCTTCATCTATAGTATATGTTGCTCCTGTTGTTGTTGGACATGTATTTGATGAGTATAATTTACAACATGATTCCCAATATAAAACAGAATTAGTTGAATCAGCATCATAGTAATGATACTTCATCTTTATTGACTCACCAAACTTTAGACTGCTTGTATTATATCCTAATTGTGGAATTGTAGGTTCAAACCATGATACTTTATTAGTTACAGTTCTTGCACCATTAGTCCAACTGTTAAATCTTATTGCTCCATCAGCAAGATTAGATCCAGTTTTTGTATTTTCTGCAATTACAACACCCGTCATACCATCTGATAATGGAGTCATGCCTTGTATAACTCTATAAGCTACAGATGTATCATTTAAATTTATAAAAGCATTTCTAAAACCTGAAGACTGATCCCAGTTTGCAGTTTCACTCATCGGTAAAGTGTCAAAACCAACAGTAGGAACAAGAAAACCACCATCACTCCATATAGTTCTACCGTCCGCTAAGCCTGCTAGTATTTTATTTGACTGACCTATTGTACCTTGAGAGTCATATACAGGGCCTTCTAGTTTAAGATTAGAATTTATAGTTGTCGTTTGAGCTGGTGTACCTACTACATCAGTACCGTGTACTACATTACCGGTTACTGTAAGATTTCCTCCTATAGTTATAGTATCTCCTATAGTATTTTGTGTTACAATGGAATCTATAAGTGTAGCGGTAGCGCATTCTTCATCAGCAGGAGTAGTATATACAGGTAAAAAGCCAACATTCCCAGAACCAGTTTTAGTACTAGTTAACCCTTTTGTTGCTTCACATAGAAAATCACCCCATTTAATTATAAGGGGTTCCATTTTAGGAATATATGAAGAAGCAGTATTAATTGTGCTATCTTTATATAATCTGCCAAATTCTATATGATCTCTTATAGGATCTAGTTTATCTACCTTCTTATCTCTGTTTAATAAACCTAATACTTCTTGTATATAAATACTCATTTTTTATTTATTTATGCAAATAATACTGACAATTTGATATTACTTTGAACAGAACAAGTTATTGTTATTCTACCTAAACCATCATTAAAAGCATCAACTTCAAAAGGACCTAAAAAACCATCCTCGCCTATAGCTAAGCTTAACACAGCATTTTCTTTTTTTAGCTTACCAAATGATTGATTTATAACTGTAGTAACTACAGGTATTACAGTTGCAGTAACTGATGCATCACTTTCATTCTTTACATAAAAGAATTCTCTGCCTGTATTATTTATCTGATCACCAGTTGCTTCTGGAGTTACTGTCGTAGGAACTAAACCTGACTGTAATATTTTTTGAGCTGTTAAGAGGGCCATAATTTTACTATTTACAATAACCTTTTTTAAATGCCTCTGATTGTACTGGCTCAGTAGACTTTGTGGAAATACGTTTAGCATCAAAACCTTGAGCTGCTAATCTGATCCTAGTAGCTACAGCTTTTGCATTCTTTTTTGCTTGAATTTTAGCCGGTATAGATGTTGGATCAAAATAACCATTAGTTGTTTCTCTCTTATATCTTGCTCCTTGTATTGGAAAAGATGCTGTTTTTTTAGATTTTTTCATAACTATCTATTTAATAATATTAATAATCTCTTTTAGCAGATCTTCTCATATCACCTTTGTTTCCGCCATATTTTTTCTTCATCATAGGATCAAGCACTGAGCCGCCTTTCATGAAACCCTTTAATCCGCCACCTTTAGCCATCATTTCCATTCCTGATTTTTGTGGAGTCATATCTCCATCTCCTGCGCCATAAGTAAATCCACCTCCAGCTTTCATTTTTTTCTTGTACATAACTTTTTAATTTTAATTTTTACTAATTGCTTTAAACTTTTCCGCTCCTCTTGATCCAAAATATGCTATATAAACCGTTATTAGGAGTGATTTTAGTAAATCAACCCAACTAGGATCTATAGAGAAGTCTATCTTAAAACCATCTAACAAAATAAATATAACTAATGATACAGTTAAAAATATTAATGTCATGGGTCTTGTATTTTTACTCAGGTAAGAATCGCTTTGCATATCTGATGCCCAGCGTTTACTTACTTCTTGCATTTCAATCTTATCCATTTCTATAAGCATCAATGCATGCTCTTTATCCTCTTTAGATAAAGTTGGTTCTTTTTCTATTAAAGATTTAATCTTGTTTAATAAGCCTGCGTCAGGTAGAATATCACCCGCAATACCAAGTACAGCTGGTAGTTTTTTTGTTAAAAACTTACCTACTCTAGTATTTCTAAACTTTTTTTTAGGTTTATCACTCATAATTTAAAATATTTTAATCAGAATGAGTCCATCCACCTAATTTATACTTTTGCTTTTTATCTTTACCTTTCTTAACTTTTACTATTCTTTCAGCATTACCTCCTTTACGCATTTTTTCAACAACAGAACCTAGCATCATATCTTCAAGTTCACCACCTGATCTCATTAAAAGTTTACTTTTTTGCCTTGTTAATTTCTGATTTGGTAACACATTACGTCTTTTACCCATATTAATTTAATTTAAAAGTCTATTGTGATTGTAATAAATAACATATAAATCTTTACTGTTGAATATTTATATTGTTCATCAGGCATTATAATATCCCAGCCTAAAGCTAGTCTATCATGCGGCCAATGAAATGCTATCTCTAATTTCCAATCCTCTTCCATTATATTTTACTTTTGGTTTTACAACAAAGCCCTTTACGACAATAGCCTAAACAAACTTTGTTTATTGATATCCATTGAATTAATAAACAAATAGTTCTCATTATTTAGGATCTTTAGCTTTTCTTTTTCTAGTTTTACCAGCAACTGCTTTAGGTACATGCCCTAATTGACTACCTACTTCTTTTATTGCTTTGCTTACATCATTTAATTCTTGCGCAGTGAGCTTATACCTTTTTACTATTTCTACAAGTACTTCTTGAGCTTTTTCATCTATAAGTGTTTTAGACCACATAGATCTCCAAAAATCTTGTAAACTATATGTCCAAACGACATTTATTATTTTTTTAAGCATAATATGTATTTAAACTGTTATAATAATAATATACAAATTTTGCATCACTTAAACAACTGATTAAGACATAATAATATTATCTTTGTTAAGTTAGCTATAGCTAATATATAAAATATAATTTACTATATACGGGCCTATATCTAATAAATAAAGCTATAACCTTTACTATATCAATAACTTTTAGTAAATTATATCATCTAGTTGCCACGCTTTTAATTAAAAGATGTGGCTTTTTAATCTTTAATAATAAAAAATATGAACAAAAACATCTTCTTACCGAGGGTAAACATACTACCTTATGAGTATCCGCAATTATTAGCATATAAGGACGCAATTAGACATTCTTACTGGATTGATACAGAATTCAACTTTACAGAGGACATACAAGACTTTAAGGTGACCATTACGCCAGATGAACGTGATGTTATTAAAAAGACTATGTTAGCTATTGCACAGGTAGAGGTTAATGTAAAAACATTCTGGGCTGACATGTATAAGCGAATGCCTATTACTGAAGTAGGTGATGTGGGTATGACATTTGCTGAGTCAGAAGTAAGACACAAAGATGCATATGCTAGATTATTAAGAATATTAGGGCTTGAAAAAGAATTCCAAAGTGTAATTGAAGTACCTGCTATTGCTGGTAGACTTAAATATCTAAAGAAGTATTTAGATGGTACACGTTCTAGAGATAATAAAATGTATACTAAGTCTGTATTACTGTTCTCTTTATTTATAGAACATGTAAGCTTATTTAGCCAGTTCTTGATAATGATGAGCTTTAACAAAGAAAAGAATGTATTTAAAGGTATATCTAACGTTGTAGAAGCAACATCAAAAGAAGAAGAGATCCATGGTAACTTTGGAGCTGAGATTATTAATATAATTAAAAAAGAAAATCCTGAGTGGTTTGATCAAGAATTTGAGGACTTGATTGATTCAGCATGTAAAAAGGCTTATATAGCTGAGTGTCGAATACTAGATTGGATTTTTGAAAAAGGTGAACTTAGCTTTCTACCTAAGAATACAATACAACACTTTATAAAAAACAGATTTAATAATTCTTTAGAAAAGATAGGCATGAAACCAGTATTTCAAGTTGATGAAAATCTGCTAAAGTCTGTAGAATGGTTTGACATAGAGATAACTGGAACAAAAGAAGGAGATTTTTTCTACAAGAAAAGCGTTGACTACAATAAAAAGAGTAAGAGCATCACAGAAGATGATCTATTTTAAAAACTAACTATTAAATATTATTATTATGAAAACATTATTATTATTATTATTAGCTTCCATTACACTTATTAACATGAATGCGCAAGATATATCATATGGTGATTGGGAAATTTCAGAAGTTGTAGATGAATTTGGAGATCCAACAGGAGATAAAGTAAAAGTTGGATATTTTGAAGGTAAATTTAATAATTCAGCACAAAGTGGTGCAAGTCTTATTGTAAAAGTAGTAGATTACGGAGAAGCAGCGAAAATTAACTTATATGAGTACTCTTCTTTACCTAATGTAACTATTGGGTATAAAAGTATATTTGGGTTAATTAAAGTCAAAAGACAAAACGGTAATATTGAAACATATGACTGTATGGCTTCTGAAAGCGGAGGCCTGTATTTTGGAAATGAAAACTATATTAAATTTAGTAATCTTATAAACAATAACAACAAAGAAAAAGTAAAAGTTATTATTGAAGGTGAATCATTTGGTCAGTCAAAATCATTAAAATATTTCTTTACTCTTGTGTGTAAATAAATTAAATATAATATGAAAGAATATGATATATAAAAAATACTATTGGCTAAATGAAAATAGTCGTACATTCCTATCAAGAGGTTACATATCAGAATCACCTGAGCAAAGAATTAAAGATATTGCTATTAAAGCTGAAAAATATCTAAACATTAAGGGCTTTGCTGAAAAGTTTGAAGATTACATGTCAAGGGGATTTTATTCTTTATCCACCCCTGTATGGATAAATTTTGGTAAACAAAAAGGTTTGCCTATTAGTTGCTATGGATCTAACGTTGATGATAACTTAGATAGCATTTTAAATGCAGGACGTGAAATTGGAATGATGAGTAAATATGGCGGAGGCACAAGTGCTTTTTTAGGCAACATCAGATCAAGAGGGTCAGAAATATCAACAGGAGGACTTGCTGATGGCCCAGTGCATTATGCTAAAATATATGATACAGTAGTAGATGTGTGCAAACAGTCTGAAGCTAGACGTGGTGCTTGTGCAGTATACCTGCCTGTTGAACATGCAGACATCTTAGAGTTTCTAGACATAGGTACAGAGGGTAATCCTATACAAAATTTACAGTATGGAATTACAGTTAGTGACCAATGGATGCAAGAAATGAAAGAGGGAGATAAAACTAAGCGTAAAATATGGGCTAAGATTATTCAAAACAGAAGTGAGTTTGGTTTTCCTTATATTATGTTTAAAGATAACTCTAATAACAATTCTCCTTACAAAGAACTTGGTATGGAAATTACAGCATCTAATCTTTGTTCTGAAATTCAACTACCAACAGATAGTTATAACTCTTTTGTATGTTGTCTTGGCTCTATTAATCTATTGCACTGGGATGAAATAAAAGAAACTGACGCAGTTGAAACATACGTATACTTTTTAAATGCAGTGATGGATGAATTTATTATTAAGTCTGAGACTATGCCAGGTATGAAGAGAGCTTATAACTTTGCCGAAAAGCACAGAGCAATTGGCCTTGGTGTTTTAGGTTATCATTCATTGCTGCAGTCTAAGCTTCTTGAATTTGATTCTTTAAGAGCTAAAGGTTTAAATAGTGAAATATTTAGAACACTTAAAGATAGAAGTGAAATTGCCTCAAGAGAATTACATAATCAGTATAACTACACATGTCTTAGAGAAGGATATGCTAACACCACTCTTATTGCTGTTGCACCTACTAAGTCTAGTTCATTTATACATGGTGCTGTGTCTATGGGTATAGAACCTATTAAGTCTAACTATTTCATTAAAGATCTAGCTAAATCTAAAACTATATATAGAAACCCATTCTTAGAAGAAGAACTTGAAAAGCATGGTTTAAATACAGATAAAACCTGGAAGTCTATTTTACAAAAAGATGGTAGCGTACAACATCTAGACTTTCCCACTAAAGAAGTATTTAAATCTTTTGTTGAAATTTCTCCTAAAGAAATAGTATTACAAGCTGCACAAAGGCAGAAGTATATTGATCAATCACAGTCATTAAATTTAATGATTGATCCATCTGTATCTGCTAAGCAAATTAATCAGTTGTATTTATATGCATGGGAAGAAGGGATTAAAACATTATACTATCAGTTTAGTAAAAGTTCAGCTCAAGATTTTGCACGTAATATTTTAGAATGTTCATCCTGTGAAGGATAAGCTTTATAAAAGAGGGGTCATGTTATTTGGCCCCTTTTTATTTTCTTAATCCTTTATGATTATCAATCATATCTAAAATCTTATTAAGTTGATCAGCTTTTATTAAACCTGCCATAGAAGCGTTTTTAAGAGCACTCATCAACTGAAGTGATATAAAGGGGACCATAACTACCTCTGATAACCAAGCTGTTCCTGTAAATCCTTTTTCTACAGTAAGTGTTACAGTAAGTATAGCAACCCACACAGCTGTATTTCTAATTATTTTAAGTGCTTTATATGTTTTAAAGCCTTCTCTCTTTACACCTGCCCATATTCCAAATATGCCGTCTAACCACAATACAGATACCACAGCTAAGTATTGTTCCATATTATCCATTGATAAATTTAAGAAATATGTACACAGATATGTACAAAATGATGATAGTACCACTAATGTAATTTTAGTTTGCATTTTTTATTTTTTACTTAGAGGTTTATACTATAATATAATTATATCAATTGACTAAGACTAATATTAAACCTGCAAATTTGTCTTATTTAATATAAAAGTCTGAATTCTTAAGGTATGAATCCCATTTTTGAATAGAATATAGTATTGGGAAAACATCTTTAATGTTTTTATATACCTTTAGTTCTCCTTTTCTTTTACCTTTTTGATATACATAATTAGAGTTAGCATAAAATGCTTCTTCTTTTCCAGTTACTTTTGCCATTGTATATATAAAACCACCA